CATTATGGGTGCAGCAGGTGGTGGTGGCATTGGATTTACCATGACAGGAGAAGATGGCACACCTTTAACAACTGAAGAAAGAATACGTAACACACTGTTGGGTGCTGCTATGGGTGGTGCTGCATTCAAGGCTCCGAAGATAGCAGCCAAGACAGGTCTGACTGACAAGGACTGGAACAAACAGTTTGGTGAATGGTTCGTACCCTACTATGGAGTAGATAATGAATCAGTGTCTTTCTTGCGAAGAGCGACTGGTCGTACCGCTGCTTACACTGGAGACTTTGAAGAGACAGCAACAGAGATTATGAACCTGCCATACAGGGATCGTCAGGTCGTATATGAAATGATGACTAACCCTAAGTGGATGGGTCCTAGTGAACCTAGACTACAGAAGATTGCAAACGAAAACAGAGAGAAGGTTACGGAATACATGGATCACTTGGTTGATCTTGGAGTTCTGGACAGCAACGTGGCTGCACGAAACGTAGATGACTACCTTCGTACCACGTACAAGAAGCATGAGGTTTCCAAGAACTTTGTTGAAGATTACACTGGCTCCATGTTTGCTTTCCGTCACCGTGGAAACGTAAGAGATATTGATAGTAGCACCCTTAAGTTATCTGAGCCTGATGAGTTTGGAGTGCAAAGGGTATTATCTGATCATGATCAACTTGATGACTTAGGTCCTTGGGAACTTCTTAAAGATAGAGGTGATGTGACTACTGTTCGTAGACAGTGGACTAAAGATGAAAAGTTAAAGATGGGTGAGATCACAGATGCAGGTTATGCCATGCATAAGACTGGCGCACTGATGGCACGTGAACGTGCTATGGGTGAACTCATGGATGAGATGGTTAAAGCACCTAACATAGTTAAAAGCAAGGGTGATCTTAATGTAAAGCAGATACCAAAAGATTTATCCTTTGGTCGTATGCAAGGTAAGTATGTTGATGAGAATGTTTATCGTGAGATAATGAAACTGCGTGAAATAAAGAGCAGTAATTTTGGACAACTGAATAAAACATTTGACTACTACAGAAAGACTAATGCTTTGTGGAAGAAGGCTCATACGGTATGGAACCCTGCGGTACAGGTAGGTAACATTGTGTCCAGTGGTGCCATGTATGATTTGGCGGGTGGGTCTGCTAGAGAAGTTGCCAATGCAGCGATGCTACTTAAGAACAAAGGCCCAATGTATAAACAGATGATGGAAGACGGAGTTCTTAGTACATCATTCATTAAGGAACTTAATGAAGGTTCCGATATCTCAAAGTTATACACCAGTCAGAACGCTAAATGGTATGAAGGTATCATGGATGGTTCACCCAAATCTATACAGGGTGCATTAGAATTAGCAAACAAAGTAGGTAGGGGTGTCAAGAAGTTGGACAAGATGGCTGAGAAGTCTTACACATTTGGAGATGACCTTTGGAGAGCGGGACTATACCTAACTGAAGTAAAGAAACTTACCCCTAAGATTGGCGCACGTAAGGCTAGGATAGAAGCACAACGCAAGGCGAAGGAATTCTTTGTTGACTATGACTATCAACCACCTGCATTGCAGGCGATACGTCATACAGCATTGCCATTCTTTTCTTACACATACGGAATACTACCAAGGCTTGCAGAAGTCGGGGCTAAGAATCCGATCAAGTATGCTAAGTGGGCTTACATGATGTACCTGCTAAACTCAATCGGTGAGAATACAAGCGGTGTTGATCCTGATAGATTGGCTGAGATACAAGGATTGCAAGATGATAATCCCATGTTTGGATTACCCTTTATGCCTAACGCAAGCATTGTAATGCCTGAGTTTATTAGCAAGTATCTTTCTGACTCAAGCGATGTGCAGATACTGAACCTAGAAAGGTTATTACCGGGTGGTGTGTTTGGAGAGAAGCAAGGACTTGCAGGGATCGGTCAGATACCCGGATGGCCTAAGTCTCTTCAACCTAGTTTTGGTGTGGCAGGTGCTGTGTTTGAACCCATGCGTGGTGTTGACCCCTACACAGGTACGGAGATACCAGAGGGTGAAAGAATGGATGCTACTTTACGCAATCTTGCTCCTAACTGGGGTGACTATGGTTTGCCTTATGGACTAGGTTCTGCTATGGAAGATACAACTGGTATTGAATCTTTCCAGAGACAGAAAGAAAAGAGGGCTGAAGGTCTGGATGATTTCGGCGGGTACACTAGATCAAAGGATGATTACTCTCCTGCTACAGCAGCACTCAGTGGGTTCGGTGTCAGGGTACAACCTAAAGATGCAGACAAACTAGAGTGGAGATTCACACAGCAGTTTGAAAAGAGGATAGACAACCTTAACAATAGGATAAAAGATATAGAGCGTGAGCCTAAATATTCTGATGAAGAACGTGATCAGATGATCGAAGAACTTGAACTAAGAATAGAGGCTATAGAAGATATGCGTGAAGATGCATTGGACGAAGCGTATGGCGGTTGAACCTAAACTTGTTATGGTACTGTGGTTAGATATCACAGCGACTGCGGACTGGACGGAAGGGGATGAGGTTGAACCCACCCCCTTCCAAACAGTTGGTTGGTTACATTCTGAGGACGATCATGTAGTTAAAGTTGGTAATACTATGGACGAAGAGAAGAAGGTCTATGGTATTACGTGCTTTCCCAGAGGCTGCGTTGAACGGATTCAGGAGTTGCAACTTTCGACTTCGACTTTCCCTGCCTGATACGATCAGCAGCATAGACATCCAGATGGATGCCGTGGTTCTTTAGAAATATCTGCGCCCATGTACGCCGTACATTATCCCTGCACAGATGAACCTTGTGTCTATTGATCCAACAGAATCGGGCAAAGTGTAATAACTTTTGCTCTGCCCATTCCTCCTCCTGTTCTTTAGATGGGTTTAGCATAGGTGTAAACCTCAACATCTGTAGGGCAATCAGGACATTTGAAACTGCTTAAGATGCAATGATTATCTAGTTCATCATCATCTAGTTCAACGTCTATATCGCTTCCCCACATTAGTTTAGCACCACAGTTAGGACACTTCATCACCTACCCCGGCTGATTAGTATGTCACAGTAATGCTTGATCTTTTCTAGATCATCATCACCCCCCTTGTTATCGTACCTACAAATGTACTTGATAATATTCCCTTCGATAAACCCCATGTTATTTTCTAAAATAAAATCAATCGGCTGTATCGGCAGGTCGTAATGATTCGGTGTTTTCATTTTTGTTTACCCATTGCTCCAGTAATGTTATCAGTTCGTAGAGTACATCCTTGACCGCATCTATGTCGGCCTCAATCTTATCTACACGTTTTATTAGTTCGGTTTTGTGTATGCCTTCTTTGGGGTAAGAGTACCCGTCTAAGTTTGCTCCGCTCATATGTTATGCACCACGTTATCGAACGCCTCCAAGACGCTCTTCAGTTTATACCATACCTTACCCTTCATTATCTTGGGTTCGGCTCCCTTACGGGTAGTCATCCTACCCTTGATACGCTCAACCACGGCTAAGTGCCATCCTTCAGTTGAGTGAGTGACGGTCTGCTTGCGTAACCAAGCATCCGACACCCAAGTTCTATTGAGATTATCTACAAAAATCTCATCATCTTCTGGCTCTATAATCATATAGGCATTAACTCCTTTACTGGTACAGCCCAACACTCAGGACGTTCTTGTCCAAAGTCTGTGAGCCATTTGTCTTTCATTAATTCTTTTCTTGAAAACCCTAGTATTTTAAACTTGGGTCTTCTCCCATGCACCCACATATTTTGAAGGCAAACATAACGCATACCTTCCTTGTCATTAGGTCTAATGATCAAGCATGGAGGAACCGTCATGCTCATACGTACCTCAATGTCTGGCGCTAGGTCAGGCTGTGACTTGTACGTGTTGACACTGCCATCCCAATAGATACCAAGGTACTTAGCCACTGCCATCTCACTGGCTGCTGCTTTGATGTTGGTATCGAACAAGTCCTTTGGCTTGTACCCTGCTGCGTGTTCGCTGCCTTTAGCCCATGAGGATAGGCATCTATTGACGCCCACCTCAGTTGCTAACTTTGCTTCGTACCATGCCAACTCAATAATTTCTTCCATTCTTTCTTGCCACCGTATTTATAATTGCTAGATTCAGTTCTTCAACTGTATCAAACTCACCCATTCCGTAGTGATCGTACCATACACCAGTGCCTGAATGATTGGTCAGGATATACTTCCACTTGTTATCCATAGTCCTGTATCTTTCAGCACCCCAGTTAGTATTACCAACTGAATCACACACGTTAAAGGATGACCCCTTACCCCATACTACCTCATCTTTCGATGTACTTTCGTATCGCTTTCCAGACTTCTTGCTCATGATCATCCTCCGAATTAACCATGGGTTCGTAAAGGTTTTCTGACACCATCTCTGGGTCAACTACCCGATTGTAAACTACGTCATCCAGTATTGTCAGGGCTGACTTCACGTGGAACTCAACCATAGACGCAATACTCTCTTCACTCTTGTCAGTCATTTCAACTCCTTCAATCTGTTGTACAGGTTCAAGGCGCTGACAAAGGCTTCGTAGTTTCTCACCCACTCAACCCTAGATTGAAAGCCCTGTTGATACCTGCCTGTTGCTTTATCCAAACGCAGAACCAATGTCTGCTCCACTTGTCTACCATGTATATCCTCCCATGCTTGTGCGTATGCTGCATTCTGAAGATGGTACTCAGGGTATATACCCTTGCTTGTCTTCCAGTCTATGATACACAGGCTACCGTTAACGTATGCTGCACAGTCAAGTGTACCTGCATAGTTGTCCTGCCTACTGTATATCTTTTCCTCACTGGATATAAAGTCTATATCATTATCACCTACCCAGATTTTAAACGCTTCAATAGAATTACAGGCATCCGGATCATCAGGTAAGTCCGGTAGATTATCATCGCCAAAATTACCTTCGGTGCCAATAAAGACTTCCAATGCGTCTTCGATCCACTGGTGCGCTGTCGATCCAGTCTCAAGCGCATTGCCTGAACTGCCTCTATACGCCGACTTAACACCCTTGATAATTGCTCCAAGTCCAAGCCTACTTGTATACTTAAACGGTTTAACTTTGTCATCTTCATCATCATCTATAAAAAGGTTCCTCTCTAACCATTCACTTCCTTGTTTCAAAGCCCACGGTATTAGTGCGGGCTTAGATATTACAGACAGTACCTTGGTTGCTGATGCAACTGGTTTACCGTCCACCCTGTAGGCGTGAAGTTTCTTATCAAAGTTTAACTCCACCTCCTGTCCATCATGATACTTAATTACTTGCATTCAAATACTCCAATGCTCTTGTTAATCCTGCCACGTTATCTCCTAGTTTGCCCAGTCCTGTATTACACACCGTACAAAGTACGCCCCTTAATTTTCCTGTCTCATGGTCATGGTCTACAATTAGACAACCCTTATTCTCCTCACTTGTTTTACCGCATATATCACATCCATCCTTTGCCATCTCATTGTATTCCTCCAAGGTTATGCCATACTTATTTTCTAGGTCCCACCTCCTTTTATAATCCCTGTACTTATCATTGTGACAGGGTTTACACGTTCTATATATTCCACTGCTCTTTCTACTACGTCCGGCATTTGTGTATTTTCTAAATTCCTTGCGGGGCTTATCCACCCCGCAAGATTTACAGACAGGCATTAGAACGGTACGTCAGTGGCTCCACCAGAAGAGGCATAACTTCCACCACCTCAACCTGACCCACCACCTTGGTATGGTGCTTGCACCTTACCTGATAGGTACTTCGTACCCTTCTGTGACTCACTCCACCACAGTGACACCTGAAGTTTTTCTCCTCCTTCGGTTACCATGTTGCCGGTAAAGTCTGGGCGTTTCTCATTACCCTCTTTGTCGGCGG